TACCCTTATTTTTGGTCCCATCGACTATCGGTTAGGTCGTCAGGTTTTCATCCTGGAAAGTCGGGTTCGATTCCCGGTGGGACTACTATAGCTAACCAAGCTTTACTACGATACGGGTTCATACCTGTGGGTTAGGGGTGACGATCAGGAAAGACTGATAACTTGGTCTCGGCGCATAACGGTTGGTGTACTACCCTGTCACGGTAGCGAGTAGGTAAACGAAAAAGAGGGTTCGACTCCCTTCGAGACCGCCAAAAAATAATAAAAAGATGTGGGTTCAAAAAACATATTAGTCGTATATTTATATATAAATACAATATGGAAAATAATTGTTTACATTGCGGAAAAAAAGTTAAGAACAAGTATTGTAATGTGTCTTGCCAAAATAGACATCAGAAAAAAGGTGTTAAAATAAAAAAAGAATCTATTGAAAAAAGGAGTCAAACCGAACTAAAAAAATGGAAGGAGTTTAAAGTTACTTGTCATGAATGTAATACACCGTTTACCATTAAAGAATATAATGTAGAAAAACCAAAAAAAGAAAAATACTTTTGTTGTAGATCTTGTAGTAATGTTAGAGTTTGGACAGAAGAAAAAAGAAAAAAATTAAGTGAAACCGCTAAAAATTCTGAAAAGGTAAAAAGGGCAAATAAAATTATTGCAGAAAATAATAAAGGATTTAAAACAATAAATGGTGTAAAAATAACGGCAATGACTATGATTGATACCCCTTGTTCTTATTGTGGGGAACCTATCACACACAAAGAAAATGTTGTTAGAACACACCATAAAGAATGTTGGTTAAAATGTTCTGGTGGGATAAGAAAAGGGTCGAGTAGAGGTAAATGTGGAACCTATATGGGATATCATTGCGACAGTAGTTATGAATTGGCTTGGGTGATATATCAATTAGAACATAATTTACCATTCCAAAGAAACAAAGAGGGATTTAACTATGTTTATTCTGGAATTAATCATACATATTATCCTGACTTTATATTACCTGATAAAAGTTATGTTGAGATTAAAAATTTTAAATCAGAATTGACTGATGCAAAAATAAAACATTTTCCACATAAAATAGTTGTTCTATATAAAGAAGAAATTAAAGATAAAATACTACCATATGTGATTTCAAAATATGGTAAAAATTTTACTGATTTATACTAAAAACCTTTGTCAGATTAAAAAAAAATACTTATACTTGTATTATGAAAAAATTTGAAGATTTAGAGTTTGAAAATATTGAAGACGCACCATTCCAAATTGGTGTGAAGTGTCGAATGCTGTGTGAAAATGGATACGGTGTATCTGTTGTTTCTCATACACATTCATATGGTGGAACCAAAGGTTTATTTGAAATTGCCGTTTTGGGTAAAGATGGTGATATAAGTTACGATACTCCGGTAACAAACGACGTGGTTGGATACTTGAATCCTGACGAGGTTACTGACATTATGGAACAAGTACAAATATTAAAAAATTAATTTTATGAAAAAACACATTTATACTATTTTTGGGATATTAACCACTCTATTGGGTGTGGTTTGTGTCTATCAGTTTTTCAAAACTAATGTTGATTGGATGTCTATTTTATATTGTATGGGAGCAATAGTTTTGTTGGGTCCAGCAATTGATGGATGGACAAATTTCTATAAAAACTTCTTTTAATTTTTTTGGTCTTTTAACTCAGTTGGTTAGAGTACGACACTCATAATGTTGAAGTCCCTGGTTCGAGTCCAGGATGGACCACCATGAATGCTAAAATAAACAAAGCGGATGGTAATCTATTATGACTTAACCCCCACTTTGTTTGTTTTTTTACGTATATATTAATAAACCCCCCCACTATGAACTTAGCTGAAACGTTATCAATTTTATTTCCAACCTGTTTGTTCCTTTATGTGATTTATTTGGCAATAACATATAAAGAAAAGAAATAATTTATTTTAATAAATTATAATATTCTTTAAAGTGTTTTATACGGTCTTGAAGCCCCAAAATTCCGCCATTAACTCTTTTAGTTACTGCGGTTACCGTAGCATCATCAGCTCCTTTATCACATATTGACCACAACTTGTTTGAGTCAAAGAAGAATGCTGCAGAAGCCAAAGGGTATTTTGTTGCAACCAAATCAGGATTTGCGATACAATCCTCACCAATAAATTTGGTAAAGTTTGTGTAGTTTGCTTTTCCTGTTAATTGGATGTAACCGCGACCTCTGAATTTAAATCCTTCTTTTGATGTTTCATCACCGTTACCCATTCTTGATGCGTAAACACGAGCGGCAATCTTTTCAGGTTGACGAGCGTATGACTCATTTAAGTTCCCTGGAAAGTATTTACCAAAGATTTTCTTTAATCCGTCCGCAGAGTAGTTTAAATTCTCTGAAACGGCCTTAAAACCACCTGATTCATGACCACATTGTGAAAGGAAGTGAGCCAATCTCAAGTTATTTGTGATATTGAATTTTTTGGCGGTTTCAGGAATTTGTGCAATAACTGAGTCAGGAATGTGTCCTTTTAACTTCTCAAGGTTTAATGGTCCTCCTGAAGGAATAACCACATCTTCTTTAATTACTGTTGCCACAGGTGCTGACACACCAAATAATTTAGACCAAGTACCATCACCAACGACACCATCATCCTTTAATCCATTTGCTTTTTGCCATGCTTTAACCGCGGCTTCTGTTTTAGGTCCGAACGTTCCAATTGCTTCGACACCTAGTTTTTCTTGGAGTTTTTTTACATCATCTCCTTTTGATCCATTTTTTAATAACATAATTTATAGGTTTTACAATAAATATATCAAAAGTTGCGATTTCGATATTTGGATATATTTATTAAATAAATAAACTTTTAAAAACTTAAAAATGAAGTTAACAAAAGAACAGATTATGGGTATTATCAGACATGCATTGACATTCGTTGGTGGTATCGTTGTGATGAAAGGACTTGTTGATGAAGCGGTAATTACAGAAATTATTGGTGGTGCAATGACACTAACAGGGGCTATTTGGTCAATAATTAATAAAAAAGAAAAATAACTAAATTATTTTTACTAAAAACCTACCTTTTTTGGTAGGTTTTTTTATTATCAATTATATTTATTACTAATATGGAAAATGTTTCGGGGATTATAATTGCATTTATATCGGGGGTTATCGGCCCAATAGGGGTTTTATATTTAAAACATTTGTTGGATAAGAGAAAAGTTAAGCCTGATATGGTTAAAGAAACACTTAGGGTTAGTGAATTGGTTACCACAAAAATAGAACACATTAAAGAAGAGTTTGATGCTGATAGAGTGTGGATAACACAATTTCATAATGGTGGTAATTTCTACCCAACGGGTAAATCAATGGCGAAGTTCTCAATAATGTATGAAACGGTTCATCCTGGAGTAACATCGGTACAAAGTAATTTTCATAATATTCCCGTTAATTTATTTTCAAAATCAATAAATGAGTTATTAAGTAATGACGTTATTCAAATTTCAGACTTTAAGGACGAGACAATTGCAACATTTGGATTAAAATATATTGCTGAAGACACAGGATGTAAATCGGCTTATTTATTTGCAATTAAAACAATTGATGATAAGTTTATTGGGACTTTAGGTTTAGATTACGCAAAACGTAAGAAGAAATTGGACATGGAATCAGTTAATCACCTACAAGTTCATGCTACCTCATTGGGTGGTGTTCTTATGACACATTTAGAACAATAATTATGGAAAGGGGTAATCTGATAGAAAATATAATACAAAGAGTTAAAAACAATTTGTTAAGTGAAAGAAAATCGGATTATATTTCTATGCTTTTATCTCGAATGGTTATAAATCAATTCAAAAAAAATGAAGACTTTGTTGTAGAAGAAATTGAGTTTGAAAGAGGTGATGATTATGCAAATTTTGACATGTCTTGTACCTTTATAAAAGATGAAGAATTTAACCATCCATTCTCAATTGACGCGAGTAGTGATATGAAATCTTTGGATATTGAAATAACTTACAGACCAGAAGATTTTCCAACACATATGAATGATTTGGTTGCTGAGGTTAAAGAAACCATTGAACATGAATTAGAACATATTGAACAACAAAATTTTGAAGATATGTCAATTATATATAATTATGACCAAGAAGATGGTGAGGACAACTTTAAATACTTAACATCTAACCAAGAAATCCCTGCATATGTTAGAGGGCTCATCAAGAGAGCAAAAACAAAAAAAATATCATTATCTGATGCTATGGAGGAGTGGTTTAAAGAGAACCAAATGAAATTTGATAATCCGGACAAGGAATGGCCTATTGTTAAAAAAACATGGATAGAATACGCCAACGACATGAGATCAAAAGAAAAAATCAAAAAATTTAAATAACCATTTGTTTTATTAGTTTATACTTCATACTTTTACATTAAATATAAAAATAAAATTATGAAGAAATTATTCAGACGTATCTTTCGACGTACGCGAGTAAAATTAAAAATTTGGTTTAGAAATCATGATATGATTAAAACCTATACAGAAGATAATGGATACGAAAAAAAGGCTATGGGTATTTGTCGTAAATTAATACACCATGAAGGTTCTAAATTTACAATCGCGCCACTTTCACAAAAAAGATATATTGTTAACAAGACTTTAGGGTTATTTATAATTATTGATTATAATAAACTTGAAATTACAAATCACGTTTATCATTATGTAATACATCTTAATAACAATGATGCTTCAAGAATTATCAAATCGTTTAACGATAAAGTAGAAAACGAAAGAATTGAATATGAAACTGAAATTAAATCAAACATTCAAAATACATTAAATACAATTTTGGATAAAATAACGCGTGAGACCAGTGAAAAATAATTTAGAGGATTTAACTGATGATGAATTGGGTATTAAGTTAATTGGTACCTTAGATTATATGGGTAGAGAAAATTTAGCACAATTGATTATTGGTTTATTTTTATTTATATATAACTTACTTGGGTGGATGGAAATTCTTAGTGTAACTTTTTTTTGGTATTTGATTCAAGTTATATGTTGGTGTTTATATCTTTTTCATAGGTACCGATACAATAAAAAAGATAAGATGTTTAATCTTTATAAAGAAGAAATGGTAAAAAGAGAAATATTATGAAAATGAATGAAAGTAGAATTGCAGCAATAATAGGGATTATTATTGGGTGTGTACTAGGGTGTTTAATATCCTTATCAATGATTAAAGAACACAAAAATTGTGAGATGTTAAAACAGGAAAATAAAATGATGCAAGATATGTTATACGAAATACAAAACGACGGAAAATGAAAAAATTATTATTGATTAGCTTATTATTAACTTCTTGTGTTGGGAATCAATACAAGTACAAAGTCACCGGTAAAGTTTATATGATGACTTCTGGTCCAAACCCAATGCACGATGCGATATGGTATACCGACACACTT